ACCAACCTTATTTGGGATCTCTATTTAAGTCTCAGAATGCTTCTACATGGGAAGCAAGTCAATGGGAAGATCTTAAGTTTACTCTTTATAGAGCAGATTTTGTAGAGTCTGGATCGGTAGAACTCTATACCCCAGAACTTTCCAAAGGAAATAAACAAGTTCCTCAGTTAATGCCAAATCCATTGGTATTACAGTCTAAAGAAATAAGAGTTGGACTTGGTACTACAGTAGCGGATGGTGGACTTAAACCTGGTAATGTTGTTTACCAAATGGGAACTCAAGCTACTGGTAAATTAGCAGGAGTTGCAGGAACTATAACAAGTTTAGCAATTACTAATGCTGGTCTTGGTTATTCTCCATCTGATGGTCAAATTACATACACTGGAGTTAATTTAGTTACTCTTACAGGTAATGGTAGAGGAGCAACAGCAGATATTACTATTAACTCTGGATCTATAGTTGCTTCAGGAGCAACCATCAATGGTCCAGGTTCTGGATACCAGATTGGTGATGTAGTTGGATTTACAACTGTAGGTCTTACTTCACAAGGAAGAGATGGAAGACTTTCTATCGTATCTGTTGGTGGTACAAGTGAATTGATTTTAAATAGTGTTCAAGGTGATTTCCTTGTTGGAGCTGCTAAGACAGTAATGTATATTGATACTGCTAATGCTGTTAAGACTCTTAATAGTGTTAATGGTGGAGATGTTCAAATAACTTCACTTACTAATGTTGCTGGTAATGATGGTTTACATATTAAAGTGAATCATAAGAATCATGGAATGTATTGGACAAATAATTCAGTTCGTATTTCTGGAGCAGAATCAGATATTAAACCCACTAAACTTGCTGTTGCATATCAATTAGGCGACACTGGGTCAATATCAGTTGACGATGCATCTGCATTCTCATCATTTGAAAATGTAGGTGTTGGAACTACCAATACAGGATTCCTTAGAATTGGAAATGAGATTATTGAGTATACTTCTGTATCTGGTAATCTTATTGGTGGAAATATTGTAAGAGAAGCATCAAGGGCAGGTAGTGGTCCTTCTGTTTCATATCCAGTAGGATCACCAGTTTATAAGTATGAAATGGGTGGAGTTAACTTGGCAAGAGTTAATAAGATTCATGATTTGAATGATGTAACACAAGTTGACCCATTAGATTATGATTCTTATCATGTAAAATTAGATATGTCTACAAAGTTTGATAGTAATTTAGCAAATGATGATAGAAGTAATGATACTGGATATCCAAAACTATTTTTAAATGCTAATAAATCTGCTGGTGGATATAGAACATATGCATCTCAGAATATTCCTTATGAAGCAGTTAGACCCCTTATTCATAATGTTACTGTTCAAGGAACTACTTTAAGTGGTGAACTTAGAACAACTACTGCTTCTAGTTTCAGTGGAAGTGAGATTCCTTGGATTAATAATGGATTTGAACCTATTGCTATAAACCAGACAAATTATCTTACTACTGCTAGAACTATTGCATCTAAAGAAAATGCGGCTGTTCAATTAACTGCTCTTCCAGGAGAAAAACCATTACAGTTAAGATTACTACTTAATACTAGTGATTCTCGTGTAAGTCCTGTAATTGATGCTCAAAGATGTAGTCTTATTACTATATCCAATAGAGTTAATAATGTAATTAGCAACTATGCAACAGACAGTAGAGTGAATAAAATTGAAGATGATCCTACTGCATGTCAGTATATTACTAAAGAACTTATATTAGAAAATAGTGCTACTTCAATTAAAGTAATGGTGGATGCACATATTCATCTTGATTCTGATATCAGAGCATTTTATGCTATTAGTGATCAAGAAGGATTTGAACCAATCTTTACACCATTCCCAGGATATAGTAATCTCAATGTAAGGGGACAGGTAATTAATGAAAATGCTAATAATGGTCAATCTGACAAACTTGTTCCAAAATCAAATGCTTATGGGTTTGATGCTGCAACCTTACAGTTTAAGGAATATACCTTTAGTGTAGATAGATTACCTTCCTTTAGAAATTATAGGGTTAAGATCGTTATGACTTCTAATAGTCAGGTCTATGTACCAAGGATGAAGGATTTGAGGGTAGTGGCATTAGCATAATATGGAATTTTACGATGTTGAAGGTCATGGAGATCTGGCAAGAGATCCTAAAACTGGATCTATAATTAATGTGAATAATTTAGATTATAGTCATTATGTTGCTGCTCGTGATGCAAAAAAAATAAAGAATGAAAGTCTTGATACTATGAAAGATGATCTTGATGGTTTAAAAAGTGAAATGAATGAAATCAAATCTCTACTCAAGGAATTAGTCAATGGCAACTAAAAAGATTACTTTTGATCCAAGTGCAGGAGTTCCTGTAGCATCAAATCTGACAATCTATACTGGTGCCGATTTTAAGGCTATCTTTGATATAAAAGATACTTCTGATGCAGCATTTAATCTTTATTCTGATAGTGCTGATTGGACAGGATCTTCTCAGGTACAAAAAGGTGCTGGTGTAGCAGCGACAACGACTCCAGCAGGAACTTTTGTTGTAGGAGTTACTACAAGTACTGGTCAAATTACGTTATCTATGGGTTCAACTGATACATCATCTCTTTCACAAGGAAGATATTTGTATAATGTTTTAGTTGGTACAGGAGCCTCTATTTACAATATAATAAACGGTAATATCCTTGTTTACACAGGTATTTCCTCTGCACCCTAAATATAAGCAAGGATAAGTGTCTAAATGTCAACACCCTCATCACGATCAGAGTTTAAACAGTACTGTCTAAGGCAGCTAGGTGCTCCTGTGCTGGAGATTAACATAGCTGATGAACAATGCGAGGATATTATTGATGACGGCATCCAGTTCTTTCAGGAGAGGCACTTTGACGGATGTGCTCGTATGTTCCTCAAATATCAAATCACTCAAGCGGATATTGATAGAGGACAAGCAACTGCAAAAGTAGGTTCTGATAAAGGATCGGCAGGTATCGTTACAACAACAGCCACTGCACCTGCATCTTCTGGAATAAGTACTATTGCAGTAGATTTTGATTGGACAGAAAATAGTAATTATCTACAAGTTCCTCCATCAGTTGTTGGTGTTTATAAGGTATTGCATTTCGATGGTGCTAATACAATTACTAATAATATGTTTAGTGTTAAATATCAGTTATTCTTAAATGATATTTACTATTGGGGTTCTACGGAAATTCTGAGTTATGCAATGGTTAAAACATTTCTTGAGGATATTGAGTTTGCATTAACTACACAGAAGCAGATAAGATTTAATAAGAGAATGGATAGGTTATATCTGGATATTGATTGGGGCAGCGTCACTGTTGGTGATTTCTTAGTTATGGAGTGTTTTAGAGTATTAGATCCAAATGATTATGGTAGAGTTTGGAATGATTCATTCTTAAAACCTTATGTAACTGCTCTTATGAAGAGACAATGGGGACAAAATTTACTTAAATTTCAAGGAGTTAAATTACCAGGTGGTATTGAATTAAATGGAAGACAAATTTATGATGATGGTGAAAAAGAACTTGCCAGAATTCGTGAAATTATGTCCAACACTTATGAATTACCTCCACTTGATATGATAGGATAATGGCACTTAATCCATTTTTTCAACAAGGTGCTAGATCTGAACAAAATTTAGTTCAGGATTTAATCAACGAACAGTTGAAGATGTACGGTGTTGAGGTGCATTATTTACCTCGCAAGTATGTGGCAGAAAATACTATAATTAGAGAAGTTGTTAGATCAAAATTTGATGATGCATATCCATTAGAAGCATATGTTAATACTTTTGATGGATATGGAGATAATCCTGTAATGCTTTCAAAATTTGGTATTCAAGGAACAAATGAACTAACTCTTACTATTTCTAGAGAAAGATATGAAGAATATATTGCACCTTTATTAAAAAATGAAGCAGATGTAAAGTTAACAACAAGACCTAAAGAAGGAGATTTAATTTATTTCCCATTAGGAGATCGTTTATTTGAAATTAAGTATGTAGAACATGAGAGACCATTTTATCAACTACAAAAGAATTATATTTATGAATTGAGATGTGAACTCTTCCGTTACGAAGACGAAGTTATTGATACTGGTATTGATGCAATTGATGATGAATTGGTAGGAGATGATGTAGATGGAACAACTGATGCAGATGGTTTGAATGTAATGTTAGGACCAACCCAAACATTTACATTGGTTGGTACTGCAGCAACTGCATGGGCATATACAGGAATTGTAACCTCAGGAGGTATATATAAGTTTGCTATTTCCAATAGAGGTGGGGGATATATCTATGCTCCTAATGTAGGATTGGGTTCTGCCCCATCAGGAGGAGTTACTGGTATTGCATCAGTAGGAGAAATGATTGGTGGAATTTCTGTATGCAATAAGAATGTAGCAACTAATCAGAAATCTATTCAAAGTCTTCATATAGTAAATCCAGGTGCTGGATACACTGTTGGACCTGGAATAGCAGTTACTTCTGTTGCTGATGGACCTGGTAGTGGATTTGCAGGAACTGCTTATTCTGCAGATGGAACCTTGGGTATTGTAACAGTAACCAATGCAGGTAGTGGATTTGCTACTGATCTAGCAACTGTTACATTCTCTGCACCTGCTGCAGCAGCAACTGGTGTTGGTACAACTGCTACTGGTGTTGCTGTTATAAATCCTGCAGGAAATGTAACATCTATTCGCTACACTAATGCTGGTGTAGGATATACTGCTGGAGATTTACCAATATCTGTTACTATTGCTTCTCCTGATACATCATCAACAGGTAATTTTGTCTTTAATGAAACAGTTACTGGAGGAACCAGTAGTGCAACTGCAAGGGTAAGAACTTGGAATTCTAGTACAAATGTCCTAGAAGTAGCATCTATTGTCGGATCATTTGTAGTTGGAGAAGTATTAACTGGATCATCTTCAGGAGCTACCCGTAAGTTGAGAACAGTTGATAAGGATCCACTTGATGATGGATTTGCTGATAATACTGATATAGAAACTCAAGCAGATTCTATATTAGACTTTACTGAGGCCAATCCATTTGGTACACCATAAATAATATAAGAGGAATATAACAATGTTTGAGTATTTTTATAACGAAATTTTGAGGAGAACCATTATTGGGTTTGGTACTTTGTTTAATGGAATTACTATTAAGAATGATAGTCAAGAAACAAGAGTACCTTTGGCATATGGACCTACTCAAAAATTCCTGGCTAGATTAGAGCAGTCTCCAGACTTAAGTAAGTCTACTGCTATTACATTACCTAGAATGTCATTTGAGTTCACGGGACTTACTTATGATCCAACTAGAAAGGTTACTACTACTCAACAGTTTACTGTAAAGGATCCTGTTACTAATGAGGAATCTAAAAAGGCATATATGCCTGTTCCTTATAATATGCAATTTGAACTTGCATTAATGTGTAAATTGAATGATGACGCACTTCAAATTACAGAACAGATTTTACCTTATTTTCAACCTGCATACAATCTAACCGTAGAATTGGTTGATTCAATTAAAGAAAAAAGAGATATCCCGATTGTCTTAGAAAACATTACTATGCAAGATGATTATGAAGGAGATTTCACTCAAAGAAGAGTTCTTCTTTATACAATGAGATTTACGGCAAAAACATATCTATTCGGTCCAGTTCAATCTGCAACCAAGGATATCATCAGAAAGGCTACTATCAATTATATTTCTGGTGATTCTAAGAGTGTACAAAGAGATGTTCGTTACTCTGCTACTCCAAGAGCAATTAAGAGTTACACAGGAACTGTTCTTACCAACTTAGCAGCAGATGTTGCAATTGCAGACACTCAAATTAAGGTCAATGATGCTAGTGGAATTACTGCTGATAGTAGTACATTAAGTTATCTTAACATTGGACAAGAGGAAATCTTTGTCAAGAGTAAGAGTGGTAATGATCTTATAGTTGAACGAGGAAGAGATGGTACAACTATTGGTAATCATCTGACGGGTGCAGAAGTCAAATCTATTACTAATGCTGATGATGATCTAATTCCTGAAGGGGATGACTTTGGATTTAGTGGTGAATACATTTAACAATGACAAAAGAATTTACTAAACTCGATAAAACTTTTAATGTTACTCCCGAAGTAGTAGAAGAAAAAACTAAATCTATTGAAAGAGTTAATCCTCCCCCAGATAGACTTACTAAAGATGAAATTACTAGGGATTATGAATATACAAGAGGTAATCTTTATAGTATAATAGAGAAAGGGCAAGAAGCAATTGACGGTATTCTTGAACTTGCTCAAGAAAGCGAAATGCCAAGAGCATATGAAGTTGCAGGACAATTAATTAAAAGTGTCTCTGATGCAACTGATAAGTTAATGGATCTTCAGAAGAAACTTAAAGATGTTAATGCTGAAGAAAAACAGGGACCTACTAGTGTTACTAACAATGCTTTGTTTGTTGGATCTACTGCAGATTTAGCGAAATTAATCAAAGGAGAAACCTCCAAACAAAAGTAAAATAAATATAATTGTAGATGGAGTATTTTTAGGTGCCACTCAAGAAGCCATCAGAATTTTATACCCTAAGACCTAATACTTCTTTAGATGAGGTTAAGGAAAGTGCTACACCTGAAAGGGTAGAGACTATTTCTGGTGCTTTTAATGCATTTAAGACAAATTTAAATCATGTTCAGTCAATATCAGATTTTACGAATAAATTTGATACTTTTGAAGCAAATATTGAAAAAGTAGATGCATTAGCAGAAAGTATAGAAGATATTAGAGGAGATATTCAAGAACTTATTAAGAAAGAAGATCTTGATAGTGCTATGACGGCACATTTATTATTTGTAGAAGAATCAATAAGAAGTGTTCAGGATAAAGTAAAGACAGTAAATTCTAAAACTCTATTAGGAATAAAAAAGGAATTTGCTGAGTTATCTGAAACTGTAAATGGATTTATTGGTGAGGAAGTACCTTCTTACAAGAAATTAATTGTAGAATCTGAGAGAAGAGTTGATAGTAGATTTGTTGATTTTAAAGAGGATGTAAAAGACTCTATTGGAAGTTTAGTAACTACTCTTAATGATGATGTTGAACAAATTGGTTCTAAGATTGAGGCAATCAATGAAGAAAATCTTTCATCAATAAAAGAGGATGTTCAAGGAATTGGTAGTAAGGTTAATAGTTTACTTACTAAAGAACTTCCAAAATATAAGAAATTCTTTGCTGAAACAGAAGTAAAAACTGAAGAAAGAATCAAAGAGATTGAAAAATCAGTTGAGGATGTACTAGGGTCTGTACAGGAAGACTATAAGGATAATATCAAAGATATAACAAAGAGTATAAAGCAATATAAGACAAATTTAGCAGAATCTAAATTAAGTGCTGAAAAAGAATTAGGAAAGGTTTCTGAATCATTAAAAGATAATATATCTACCTTAGATCAAAAAATATCAACTTTAGATTTAGGTCTTACTGCTATTCAGAAAGAAGTTAATGAAAAGGGTGG